GTTCTTGTTGTTCCTTGGATTCTTTTTCCATTTTTATATTCAATATCCTCGTTTTAAGTGCTTCCCTATTATCGCCTGAGCCTGACCTATTGTGTAGGTCTCAGTGTGCGGGTCTTTGAATTGGCGCAGTAGCTTAACTTGCTTTGGCGTAGCTAATCCCATTGCCGCCCTCTTCTGCACACGCTCTAGCAGCTTTGCCGCAAACCCCTGCGTGATCTTCTCTGTCCAAAGCCCATATTTCTCGAGAGCCTTAACTTGGCTTTCAGTTGGCTTTTCAAGCTCCCACGGCATAACTGGCTCATATTCGCTCAAATCAGAGTCATGCAATCCCACAGCCCATGCGATGGGATCAATCATTCCCCTCGGAGCCCTTCTGTTCTTCTCTGCTTCAGCTAGTTGACGGGCAAGCGCCGCTTCAACATCGACCTTGGCTCGTTGTTCTGCTTCTTGCAGATCCAGCCCGTCATCCATTGCAGCTTGCAGCTTTGCTCTGTGCAGCTTGTTAGGTGAGGTCAAATCAGCGGGGCGGCAAAGATCCAACTCACCAGACAGCCAAAGAGGATCAATAAGAAGGCAATTTTTTTTCTCCGGCGCAATGCGCGTGCCTCGCCCGATTATCTGGCAGTAAAGAGCCCTGCTTGTTGTCGGCCGCAACGGAACGATACAATCAACGTCCGGTTGATCGTAGCCTTCGGTCAGCAGCATCGCGTTTACGAGCGCCGTTCCTCGTCCGGCTGTCTTGAACCACGCCAATAACTCGGCCCTATCAGGGGAGTTCCCATCGACATGCCGGGCATCAATTCCATATTCAGACAATGCGAGCGCAAACTTGGCGGATACATCGCAGCGGGGTAAAAATACTAAGCTCTTGCGATCCCACATTTCCGCCGCGCAAACACGGGCGACTTCCTGTAGCCGTGGTTCCAGCATGTCTGCCGCGTCGTCCGCTGATATGTCTCCGCGTTTCCTGCGCAGGTGCCGGGCATCAATGTCAGTTTGCAGTCGTAATGATCGCAAGGGGGCAAGATGCCCGGCGCTGATTAACTCTAAGAGTGATATTTCAAAAGCTATATTTTGGAAATATCCGCCAAGGCTTTTGCAATCGGAGCGGTCCGGCGTGGCTGTGACGCCTAGCACTCTGGATCGCGGAAAGCGGGATAGGACCGCTTGCCATTCGTCACTCATCGCATGATGGGCTTCATCGCAAACAATTAACCCGAATGCGTCATGGGGATACTTCTCGACCCTGCGCCGCATTGACTGCACGCTGCCAACTACCACGCTATGACCAGGAGTAGCCTTAATCGACCCTTGCTCAACAGCCGCAAAGATACCGGTTGAAGCACGGAGCTTTTGGACCGCTTGGCTAATCAACTCCTCTCTATGGGCCAGGATCAACGTGCGCCCTTCCTCCTGCGCGGCCAAGTGGGAAAACATGATCGTTTTCCCTGCGCCGGTGGCAGCAACACCTAGTTGCCTCTGAAAGTTGGCCCATCCTGCGATTACCGCGGCAACAGCGCGTTGTTGGTAGTCGCGTAATTGCATTTAGTCTTGGTCGTCTTCGCCTGAATACACAACCTTGATTCCGTCGTTTTTAGGTGGATTCTCTAACGGTAGGCTCGGCTGGTTTGGATCTTCAATTAGGAATTCATCCTTGATTACGGTTCGGGTGGAATACCCGAACGACGTTTCAATTGCTCCTTTATCCAAGTTCAGCGTCCCTTTCATTGATACGGAAAACTTGATTGGTTGTTCGTCGTCGTTTGATTCGCGTTGCCTAGCGATACACGCGATCATGTCTTTCTCTGAGTCAATGATTGCAGTCTCTAAGCTAGCAATCATGGTGTTTTTCAATTGGTCAATTAAGTGGTTCATGATTTATCTCCAATTCTACACGCGGCATTGAATCCACCCGCGTTATGGTTGGCCGTTCTGGCCATAGGTTTTTGTCATTCTTGATAACCCCTGCATCTGCTATTCCGTCGATATACGGCTTTATTGAAGCTATGGCATTATCAGGGTCCAATCCTCGATTCTTAGGAAGAAGGAAGAATGTGATTTTGAGATTCGCCTTTTGCCATTTTGGCGGAGTATTCCCGTCCAGCACGCGCAGGGCTTCTGCTTTAGCTATCGCGCGCGACGTTTTAACTACCTTTGCTTTAATGGCCCAATGACAGCGGGCGTTTGGCGTCAACTCCCGCTCAGGTAGCGGTAGGTAGAATGTCACTTATCAAATAGGTATTCTGCAACTGTTGCCCGCTTTTTGCCGTCTGATCCCGTTCCAATTTTAAGTTGCGCGTCAGTTTCCCATCCAATCATCTCATCTGAATCCATCTCAACGTCTTCTCCGTCGCCAGGATGTTTCCCGCACCCTTTGAGAAATTGGTTTACCCTCCAATGGGTCGATTCGCTAAATGTTAGATAGTCAACGACAGTTCCAACTTTCTGAAAGTTATCTGAAACCTCAAACCTTACGGTGATCATTGGGTTCCCCTTTTTGCTTAATCCTTCCTTTGCATCAATGACCTTTAGTGAATACTCGCCATCGGGGATGTTTGAGAAATCGGATGCCGTGCTCCCTGCTTTATGTGTAACTGCCATATAGGTAACGTTTGTTTTATTCTGAAACGCAAGACTCTCCTTGCTGTCACGCCAGTGTTGACCGGCGTTCGTCGTGTTTGTTTCACCTAGCCGATGTCTAGGCTTTTAGCTATCCGCTAAAGCGTCTTGCTTCTTGCTAGTTACTTTTATGTAACTCGATCCGGGCATTTCAATAATCTTGTCTTTTGGGAATGGGGTATTTGGCATTTTGCGTTCCCAGATTTCCAAGAACTTCTCCTCTGGCATGTTGCCATATGCCGCCAACACGTCTCCAGTTCCAAGCCTGGATAAGTGCAGTTCAACCAACTGGGGGGGGGCAAATCTTGATCCGCGCCGCGAGTGGAGGCTAATTCCCTTGGTTTTATCGCCCGCGATCTTACGGTCCTTAAGTATGTCCCTGGCTTCTGCCACAAAGTCCTTAACGACTCTCGCCTTGATCAAAAAGTCGCGGAGCTGCTCGGTGGTGGCTTTTGCGAAATCAAAAGCAGGGGAGTCGAGCACATCTAATGCCGCTTGACGTTCAGTGCATACCCACCTAGCGGCGCACCAATTGCAATACTCGCATAGATTAGGCTTTGCCCCTGCTTGCGCTAATGCGCCAGTTACAATCGCGTCGGCTTCTTCTCTAGTAAATCGCAGCGTTACAATCTCACGTTGGTCGCAGAACAACAGATATACCGTCCACTGACCGACAAAAAACGCATCCATGAAACCCAAGGCGTATGCGGCTTGTTGCTCTAGGTAATTCCTAATTATGCCGGTCTTTTGGTCTAAGCTCCAATTACCATCCTCACACAGCCCGTCAGCAGTTCCTACCATTCCGTGAGTTGCGATTCTAAGGTGATCCTCTCTGGTTTCTAGGAATGCTCCATCGGCCAGCTCATAGGCACGTTTCATAGCCCATTCAACTGCCTTTTGATCGTCTAGAATCAGCGCTTGAAATGGGATACGGTTTCCTACGCAATACTCACGAAACGCAATATCCATCGCAGTTCCACGCCGAGCTTCTGCGCTAGATTCTGGATCACTTACATAACTACCACAAGCCACAAGCTTTGGTAAAAGCGAAGGTCTTAATTCTTGTTTCATGCTTTTCGCGCTTTGACAGCCCGCTCGAAGGCGTCTGCGTTTTTGAGAATGCGGGCAATGTATGCCTCGTCCGTTATCGCGCGCCATGTTTGGCCATGCGTGATCTTTTTGTTGCTCACAAGGTAAGCGTTCACATCGTCTTCAATCGGAGCGCAAATCTCAGATAGATTGTAACTATGTTGCGGCGGCGGCATTGCCACCCCATCAGCCGCGGGCGATTCCCCGTCCGCGACTTGCTCCAACGCATCCTCTGGCTTGGCTCGAATTGCTCCCCACGGAGCCCCAACACGTCTAAACGCTTGTTCCACAACTCCAATGTCCCATTTCTCCGTGTCGGCCATACCATGCCGATTTTTCGCCCGCCAAGAAGCCGTTCTGCCGCAGTGCATTAAACGCTCCTTGCCGCCAACTCCCTTATACTTTTTCTCTTTGTCATTCTCTTTGACTTGAGTGCGATAATTGCCAAAGATCATCATGTCAGCCCATTCCACAACTAAAGGACCGACCCGCTTGCCAAGCTTCATTTCATATGTGTCGTATGCGCCCGCTCCATCCGGTGGTTCAAACTTAACAATCTTAGCGTGAGCTAGTAAAAGCACATGTATTCCAGCTTGTATAATACCATCAAATTTACTTAGCACCACGGTCGCCCGGGTACTGAGCTTATCGTAGCCTGTGCCGTGTGGAAAATCTCCAATTGCTTTTATGGAGCTTGAATTCGCCCCTTTAATAAGGGCATCAACAATCAAATACTCTAGCCAATCAATAGTATCCACGACAAGTGTCGCACATGGCTTTGTTTTTTTGATGTCGCTAAGTGCTTCTTCAACCGCGTCAAGAGTCGGAAGATCTTCACGGGTTAACCGTGCGACGTTCATTTGCGATGTGGAATCTTCTACATCCAAGAAAAGCGGATCAGGAAACTGACTAGCGATAGTCGATTTTCCGAACCCCTCGGGGGCGTAGATTACTACTTTCTGTGCCCGGGCGCGTTGCCCTTTAACGATTTTATCTAGAATACTCATTGTAATCCTCGTTTGGTTTACCTATCTCGATTGCTTTCTCCAGGTTTTCAGCGGTAATAATATACTGTCGATTGGTGCTAGTTATCAGATAATACTTCATGGGGTAAGTCTCTGTGAAATGGGAGCAGTTTTACTCCTGGCCATTGACGAGCTAGCATCCGGTTGGCATCTTTTGCGCTAATCCTTGCGCCTTTAGCACCAGCCGCTTTGCTTGTCTGGATGGACACCGCCCGTAACGCTTTACGGACGGTTTGTTGCGATTTGCCCGCATGTTTTGCTATCTCGCTTATTGTGTAATATGTCATTGAATTGCTATATTTTTACCAACTTTCCATTTTCTACCTCGATATTACGAGGCGCTGTTGGGGTAGTTTCGTCTTTCACCACTTGCTTCCCTTCACAAATTGAATTGCTATGCGTTGTTGCTGTTTCTCGCGCCGATAAGCGCGGATAAGCCCTACTGTGTGCCGTGTTGCGTAACCCATTGCCACGCCTAGGGCGTAAATAACTAGTAGTTCCCAGATCATTTGGAAACTGGCAGGCCATGGTTGTTTTCGGAAAGTTCTCCTCCACAGGCGGCATACCCTGCCAAGTCAACCCAATTGCCTAGGTTACTTGGATGGTTAACCAACCGAGCGATTTTAAAAAGGCACATCATAATTGCAACGTCGCTTCCGTTAAGGAGTGTTGTGTCCTTTTCCAAAAGGTATACACCCCATAAATTAGCTATAGTTCGAAAGGAACCTTCAGGTTCCCCGTGAGTTAAGTTTCGGTCCTTGGTGGTTATTTTAATGGCTTTTTCGAGCAATTCTTTTTGGGTCATGGGATTTGGTTCATCGGTTGAATACTTGGAGACTCATTTGTTCTTTCGCGAGTGATTGTTTCGTGCTGTATGTGCCAACATCTTCGGCACGGATGTTTTGTTGTGCGACAAGAACAGCCTAAGTCCCTGTTCCGCGGCCTCGCTGAAGTTTGCAGGGCCAGACCGGCGCTTAAATTGCGCTAGGTAAATTTCGACGGCCGCAATTACATCGCCGTGGATGCTCACTGTTTTTGGTCGCTTGGGGTCTGCTGTCATCTGGCGCAAATAAATACGCATTTGCGTAAATACGTAAAGCCTGATGAGCGAATAAGGGCCTTTTTCTTTTGTTTCTCTCTGTAAATTTACGTAAGACATGGGCATGAAAACCCATGCAGACAATCGCAAATCAAACAAAACAATATCACTTGATCCTCAATTGATTCGCGCCGTGAACGCCTCAATTGAGGCTGGCGCCGCTAAGGATTTCAGCGAAGCCGTAGCGATGGGGCTTGGATTGCTGCTTGAATCAGAAGGATTCCCTACTGAATTAACAGCCGATCAAATCGCGGCCCGCTTGCGTGAAGAGGCAAGAAGCTCAGGCGATCCGCTGATTGGCCAAAAGCCGTATCCTGGTGCGAAAAAATCGCACGACTCGAAATTCTCACGCGGAACATTTGTCAAAAAAGACCCAACAATTGAGAGAATCCGCAAAAAGAAGGCTAATCTAGGCGATGGGATTTGATCGCTGTCGTGGCAAAATGATACATTGCGGCATGACACCGCATGAATATTCGCTTGAGCGAAAGAAACGCGGCACGCAAGAACGAGTGGCAAAACTCCTGGGGGTCACACGGGTGACGATTCACCGGCGAGAAACAGTCGGCCCCGTGTCGAAAGAAGCCGAGTTGGCGTTGTTGGCGCTGCCGATCTACCACATGCCAGGGCCGATTGCAGAAGCAGAATAATTGCGTCGGCAACTGTCCGGAATTTCCGGATAGTTCACCAGCCCCAAGACCGTAAGCTGAAGTCTCCCTCCTCCACGTCCTTGTTCGAGCCGCCTTGCGGCGTGCTCCAGTTCGCCGAACCACGTCGAGATGCCACCATCCCCCCAGTCCCACCGTCAGCCCCACGGTGAGTTGAAACCATTGCTACGACAGGGTTTCTATGAATCAGCGCCAGACTTAGGATCTGGTTTCGCAAGAAGTAGGGGTTCGAGTCCCCTCCCCGGCATTCCCCCTTGATTCCTCCCGTCGAGACAACTCGCGCCCAAAATGCCTCATTATCAGGCACTTATGACTTTATGCGCGATGGCTGTCGGATGTTTGCTTGACGGTTGTGAGTGGATAAAACGGCCCGAAATTCGTGTCTTTTCGCGCATCAGCCCCAGCTCCAGCCCCACTTGAGCCCCACTTTAAAAGTATCACAAAAACAAACTAGGTGATTATTTTACTCTGGCGCGCTGTCAATTTTATCGTTCCGCTTGGCTTTCAGGCAAGTTGTGCAAACCTTAAAAGCATGAGCCAGCCCCACACAGCCCCCAAAAACAAGCCCCACGTCGTGCATTTTGATGGCCGAGATTATCCGCTTTTGTGGGAAAAATCGGGTTGGCGATTGCGTTCCAGATCCAAAACTCATCCCGCTGATTTCCGGACGGGGTGCAATGGAGTCATAGCCGCCAAAGAAAAATCATTAGAATGGCTCCAGCAATACGCCGGAAACGGCCCAGCCGGAAAAGGGGGAGATCTCGAGCAATTGGCGGGGATTTACATGGGTGCTCCAAAGCGCACGCAACAACGAGTCGCGCAGGATAACGTCAGCCGATTGCGGGTGATTTGCCGAATGGTCGAGGGCAAAGAGCTGGCAGAGATCCCATCAACGATCATCACGCCCGATTTTTGGCAGAGATACCAAATCGCCGCGCTCGCCGCCAAAGGCTTACCGTTCGATCTTGTCACGCGCCGGCGCGAAAACATCGCAATCAATGCAGCCGTTCGGGCCGCCCGGTGCTTGTTCTTGCCATCGTTCTTGCGTCTGTATCGCCAAGCGGGTATCGCGGTTTCATCCGACGCTGGCACGTCTCAAGTGCTCCCGGCTCCATACGTGCCGCCGTCTCAAGTTGCAGGCGATGCACTTATCATGGATTGGCATACCCTGGATGCCCAAGACATGGCGTTGTGGCTGACAATTGGGCTAGCGCGGTTCGCTGGCCTCAGACGTGACGAGATAGCCAATTGCCGGATTGGCTGGATCGAAAAATTGAATGGGGCCGTATCCGTCTCCCTTAGAGATCGGCCCGAGGAAAAGTTTTGGACAAAAACTGGAAAGCCATACCGCGCGTTGGTAATCAACTCCGAGCTCGCAAATTATCTCAGCGCAATCGCAGACTTTGGCGACCCTGTGGGGTGGATTGTTCCAATTCCCGCCGTGGAAAGGGCAAGGTGGTTTGAGCGAACCCCCCAAGCATGGCTCAGGAAGCATGGAGTGACCTCCCAGAAGCCGTTGCATCGCCTGCGCGGGCTCTATGCGGATGCCGTAGCAGAGCTAACCCGTGACTCGGTCGCAGCTCGATTGGCTGGTATCAAGGCGGCTCAAGATGCGCTCGGTCACACATCCAGTGCTGTCACGGAGTCGCACTATCTGACTCCAGACTCTCCTTTTCGCGGATGATCTTCGTGCGTTTCACCATCTCCATGAAATTGCCGGTGCTCCTCGATTGCCACCAACGGGCCTTTGCCTTCTTTGGCGGATGCCCGGCTTCCATCCTTTACGACAATATGAAGCATGTGCGACTTTCCTCCTCGCAATGAAACCCGTTGTTGCTGGATTTCGCGGGCCACTACGGCTTTGCCGCCAAGACTTGCCGCCCTTACCGGCCGCGCACGAAAGGCAAGGTCGAACGCGCCATCCGTTATCTAGACGACAACTTCCTGGCAGGACGACCCAAGGCCAGCACTGGATGGCGAAATACGTCTGGCCTTGGGCCACGATTTCCTTGGCGGGATCGGCGTTTTGAATGACGAGGTAGCAGGCATAGCGATACATCATCACGGTCTTGAGCGGGCGCTGCGCTCCGCTGCCGATTTCGACCATTGATCCGCTGCGATCAGCTCCGAGTAAACGCGGATCAGTTCCGGTTCCAGTGCCTTGGCGATCACTCCTGTTTCCCACAACCGGCCAGACTTGATAAAATCGAGCTTTTCCTGGTCGGTTTTGATGTCCGCAAACAGCCTGGCGTCTGGCTCCTTGGCAAGGTCGGTATAGGCGGATTGCCAGTAATGGGTGGCATCCCGGAGATCGTTGCGCTCTTTGGTCAGGGCTGCGTTCTCGTCGCGCAATCGTTTGTTGACGGCGGCGATTTCGTGGATCGCCGCCGCGTGGTCGCATGGGGCTGTAGTGTGGTCGCATTCGATGTCGTTCATGGTTAGTTGTGGCTGGTGATTAACCTATACTCTAACTAGTCGCAGTCCTCGCATCGTCGAGCCTTGGCTCCCTCGTCGGAAGAGACGGTTTTGGAATATCGAAACAGTAAATCTTCAGTCACTTCAACCACTTTGATCCATTGGCCGATGTTTGGAACGGTAGCCGGCATTGCCCATTGACATCCACCCCGCCCTAAAGGACGGGGATTCCGGCTAGGGGGCGCATTGCTGCGCCGCCGACACGGTGGGTTCCTGCTTCGTCGAGCGGCCCATTGGCCAACTCTCCACAGGCTATCGCGGCGTGCCCCGCCGCTAAGATGTTGCGCGCCGCGTTTACGTCGGCGTTGTCTAAGTGGCCGCACGCCAAGCACGCAAAGCGGGCCTGGCTGCGGCGATTGTCTGCGGAGACGTGGCCGCACTCGCAGCATGTCTGACTGGTATGGCGTGGGTTGATGGCGAGCACATCGCCACCGCGCCACGCCTGCTTGTATTCCAACTGCCGTCGAAACTCACCCCAGCCTTGGTCAAGGATCGACTTGTTGAGTCCGGCTTTGGCCCGGACGTTGCGGCCCGGATCAGCGGCGCTGCCCGCTGCCGACCGGCTCATGTGACCCACCGCCAAGTCCTCGAGGACAACCATCGCGTGGTTTTTGCTGATCGTTGTCGAGGTCTTGTGGAGAGCGTCTTTTCTTACATTGGCGATGCGGTGGTGGAGGCGGGCAATCCGCCTTTTTTGTTTCTGCCAGTTGCGGGAGAACTTGGTTTTTCGGCTCAAGCGCCGCTGGGCGCGGGCCAGCTTCCGCTCGTGCGTGCGGAGGCTGTTAACTGGCGCAAACGTGGTGCCGTCGGAAAGCGTGGCAAACACGGCCACGCCCACGTCCACACCGACTATTGTCGGAGACGGATGCTGTGGCTTCTCCACCTCACGCTCGGTTTGCACGGAGACAAACCAGCGGCCAGCCGCCTTGGACGCGGTGACGTTCTTAGGCGTGCCCTCGATTAGGCGGCTGTTTCGGTAGAGCACCCAGCCCACT